TGCCCAATGGGCCAGCCGCGGCGTAATCACTGGTCATAGTTTTATACACAAACACCATCCCATGGATCTTGTATTGGGAATACTGTTTAGCAAATCGTGACCCCCACGGGAACAAAGTAGCATTGCCTGGATTAATTGCATACTCTGTGTTCGTGAAAGTCGTTGGGACCGAAGGGGCCAACAAATCTGATATGAATTCGCGATGGGAGACTCGCACACTATGTTCATTCTTAACAAACTGAGGCACCATGTCCGAAGACGTGGATACCTTAGATAATGAATTGGACTGAACAGTGTAATCACCATACCCACTAATGGCGGACAAACCACCTCCCATGCTTCTACCGATTTGAGCCCCCCGAGCCCCACCCAACTTAGCCCCGATCGCAGCTCCCCCCGCCGCAAAAGCACCCTTCGGCAACCTAGACAAAACCTTGTCCAACTTACCTAAAATACCCCCGGCAGGAGCACTGGCTGCTCTGCTTGTGCTGACCTCATAATCACCACGGCCTTTGATTTTCCTCATCGGCCCATTTTTCTTTCCTTTTCCTGCCATAATATAACAAAGTACGTGTTTATAACGTCGACTTAGTTTAATTCCTCTCTCTCTATTCGTTCAAGATCGACTGTGTGGTAACTTCCTAAAACTTACCCTGAGTGGTCAAATAGTTGTGAGCCCACACGCAACTGAAATGTTGACGCTGTGGTCCCTTGGGGCTCCAGTGTAAACCATACCACTGATTTCCCTTTCCATCGCTACTTGTGTTGAAGGCGTATAACCAAAGGCCTTATAAAAGCTAACCCTTGTGTCGTCACTTATGGTGCCACGATATTCACCCCTAATTCTTGGTTTCGAGCTCATCCTCATGAACCCAGAATCTGATACTATCAAGGAATTCTTCACATTACTATCCACTCCATTGCGCTTGTAATACTCATACAGCTCGCCGAAAATGGGCAAATCCCCAAACAAAGAAGCGCCACCGACTCCTACTTGATACGACCACTGGCGATACCCTAACTCAGTGGCTTCGGTCAAACTCATGGCGTCTTTTCCAAATGCGGCAGTTGGCTGCCTACACATGACCCATTTGTCCTCCCTAGCGTCAAGCAAAATCGGCTGGCTCTGGCAGAACACAATGTGTTCAAACTCAAAGACAGGCGCCTCCACTTCCATTTCAAATCCATATCTCAAAAACCATTCCTCAAGGTGTGGCGAACCCCACTTACCGTCGCTTAGTTTACACACTTTATGCAAATCTCTCTTTTCCAATAACAAAACGCAATCATCGCCGTTGTTTACAAAGTCACACTTAAGGCCCAAGGATCGTACATACTCTCGAACCAACGTGCACATAATGACACAATTGCCTAAGGACGTATTCATGTCCCCACTGGCTCTCGTGCCACTCACACTATATTTGACTTTGTGCCCATCGATAAAAGCCATGCCTTTATTGTTCAGTTGTTGTTTTAGCAACATTCGCAACTCGGCATCCTTAAAAATCTCATTATAAACGGAATGCTCCCACTTCAAAGCATCTGCACTAACGTGTTGATCGAACCTACTGGCGTCCAATCCTACAGCAACGGGCGACTGGAAACGCAACCACTTAGTCCTAATTACTGTGGCCACGTCTTCTACTGTCATACCCTTCATAACGACGGGTTCTCCGTCGTCCCTCCACTCTTCGGCCAAAGCTTTATACATATCTGCTTCGATCCGCCGGGTAAACCTTCCCACCGCATAATTATACACCGGAGACCTGGGCTGTATAACTCTTGGAGCTGGATCCTTCTTCTTGCTGAAATTTAACTTCTCATACTTAACAAAAGTCTTTATCAAGGCATCCTTCTTTCTCCACCCTCGGGTTTCGTACTCACGTCCAGCAGCAGCATAGAGATTCCGTTTGTTCGCAGGACACTGATCAACAAATTGCTGACCGGTCAACTTTTCTACATGACCGAACTCACAAACACTCTCAACTAAACGCTTCCGTACATCACCCAGTTTCCTCCACACCCCAGGATCTGGTAAAGGGGTCGGGACCAATGCGTCACCACTCTGAACGTTAAATACTCGCTCATTGAGGCCTCTGATCACATTGGGGAGGTTGTTGTTATGCGCTCCAAAATCTACACGACT